TTTTAAATGTAATAAATGTATTAATATAGTTTCCAGATAAATATATAAAAATGCAAAATGAAGTATATCTATTAACAAATGCATATCTCTTTGTCGGGAGTCAAACCTGCTCCTTCCCTAAATAGGGACTTCGGGGAACGCCCTGGTGTGATTAACGTATGACCCACGCTCATCTTGAACAATAAGAGATAAAATGTAGAAAATGCAGTTTATGCACATACGCGGTGATTTCGCTTCAAAGTAGTTCACCCAACTACTTGCCAGTTTACTGTCATGGTCGGACATACTAGACACCTACTGTGATGACCGCCAGAACCGGTCGAATAACTCATTCCACGAAGGGAACGTGCTCTCCATCACATAAGGCTCTAACTCACACTTCCTCACGATACGGTGAAACATCTCACTCTTCTGCTCGAAGATCTGTTTACCGTAGAAGAAGTACTCAGAGTGTGCCGATTGCATCACTGCAATTGCCTGTGCCTCAGGGCAAAGAGTATCGGACTTGACCACGCGGGTCAACATCTTCCCGATCGACTCCTCGTCCAGAGGTGCGGCCCATGCTCCTAGATCACTATCCCAACGCCAGCTGCGCTTCAAAAAAGTGACTTCGTCGATATGGATATATGGCACACTCTCTGCCTCTTTGTCTGCCATGGTGTAACCCACACTAATGTCCGCCAATGCCTTCTGCACACTGGTGTGATGAAACCACGGTACACGTTTGCTGACACCGAACACGTTATCATCGCCATACGTCATGAGAGCTACATTACTCTTAAACGACGCGACTTCACGTGCAGGGTTCAGCACTCGATACGTGTACCTAACATACAAAGAATTCGCCAAGCCATTGATAATGACAGTCAAAGGGTGACCAGATGGGTTAGATCCAAAGAACATCACCAAATCACCATGAAAGTCAACCAAGGGGTATGCGGTATCTGCTGCGATACAATCAATTGCCAGCAGATCTTCGGGAGTATATCCCGCTTTCTCGCACATCCACCTCAGAATGTCAAAGGCTGCAAGAATCAAGTCGGAGCACATGCGTTTGTCAAACTGCCGGTAATCACCAGCCACTAGTCTATCCACGCCATGCTGCACGAGGTACTCTCGGATTTCGCCCCACTGCGTAGAAGTGGCGTTAGTCCCGGGTGCACACTCGAACACGAACTTGTTCTTCTGCATCACACGCACTGCACTCAAAAGGTACTTTCTGACCACGAATGTCCAATCCATTGGACCACCCGTGAAAACCCTCGTCTGCTTGCTAGCTATTTTCTTCAAAGAACGCGCCTCGTCCTTCAAATTTCCACAAAATACGGGATTGTACCGCCGCCCCGCGGCATACTCCTCCATAATGTGATCAATCCTAGCTTGCATTTCAGCATTGGGTTTCACTGCATCAAGGTTACCGTCGAGTCCCTCAGTCGGTTCAATAAAGAATTTCTTCGACTTCTTGTAGGGATTACCGGCACTGCTGTTCCTATT